GTTTTTTTTTTTTTTTTTTTTTTTTTTTTTTTGTTTTAAAATTTTAAATAAATAAACAGGCGTGTCGTTGGACTAACGGCGGCCGGGTAAACCAATGAAGTAAGATGTAGGCCAGTACTTCCTATTGAGAGGAGAGTGGCTGTCCATCAGATGGGACATGGTTTCGATGTGTGTCGGGAAACGGCTAGCGGACGGTGAGATCCAAGAGCTTGATGACATTTCGAGATACCTGAAGAAGTAGTCTAGTTCTGCTTGACGTGGGACGATTTCTTTCTTAACCGTGAGGTAGAGATAGATGTCTTCGCATATAGCGTAGACGCGGGGGAGCTGTCCGCACGATGCGTAGGCGATGCCAACGCAGCGAGAAGCTAGTGCTTCTTGAGAGGTGGAACGTTCAGGGTGGCGGAGTTGAGCGAGTAGGGCAAGTTCGTCGCGGTAAGGGATACCTTGTCGATTGCGATACTTGAGGACTTCAACGTCGTCGAGACCTTCACGTATTTCCGATTTTGATTCACTGATGATTGAGCCGAAATAGAGAGTAGCATAGTGTTGAAAGAGATAGAAGAATGAAGCGACTATAAGGAGATAACAGCATAGAAGAGCGATGATTGAGTCGTCGCCTTGTACTTTGAGCGTGACTTTGTTAAGGTCGAAGCCCATTCGGGATAGAATAGTGAAAATCATTACCATATTGTACAGAGAGTCGAGAATTTGAGTCTGCATAAAGCCAGAATAGATTCCAGAGTGTTCGAAGCGAAGTAACTCGCCTGAAGGCATGAGGAGTGGGATTGTGAGGACTGAGTCAGTCATCCAATTCCAGAGGTTTTCGAGCTTCTGATCGATGGGGAGGTCATCGGGATCAGTAGGTTTTGAGGAGTCGGGGTAAAAGATAGTGGGGTGATAGCCTTGAGAAAAGTCGAAGCATGGACGAAGGATCTTAGAGTGAATGTCGCGAATGACGGTGTGACGTGCATTACGATCGAATCCAGACCAGTCGAGTGAGACGAAAGTCTCGCTTGTGTCGGCTTTGTTCGCAAAGAAATTGCGAAGGCGGTACCAACCACCAAGGATGGTTTCGTGACCCCAGAGCATTGGACCGTCATCTTTGAGGAGCATAAGATGAGTTTGAA